CCTCGCCCCCTCGGGAAGCTCGCGCAGCTTGTCGACGGGGATGGTGAGCCACAAGTCGAGACGGCTGCTCTTGGCACGGCGCAGGGTGCTGTCGTATCCCTTGATGAGGCCCGCGTTGTACAGCGCGTCCCACTTCTCGGCATACTCGTTCAGCTCGTCCACGCTTCTCACCGGCTGGGCCTTGAGGCGCGATTCGAACAGGCGCTCGACAATGTCGTTGCTCCGCTCGACACTTCCCTTGACCCTTGGGTTTCCCACCTTGTGGTCGTAGGTCTGCACCCTAAGACCGCGCAACGCGTTGGCGATCGCCTTTGATGAGTTGGCGCTTCCCTTATCCCAGACCAAGAGGTCCGGCAGGCCGTGGAACGCATCCAGCGGATCGGCCTTCTTCGCCCAGCTGTACAGCAGAAAGTCCCAGAGAGTGAGGGTGTTCTCACCGGCCACCTGGTAGTAGCGGTGGCAGATCGATCCGCTGTAGTGGTCGGTCAGCACGTAGCGCCACACCTTGAGGTTCTCCTTGCCCAACAGGAACGGCTTGTTCTTGTACACCTCGCGCTCCTCCAGGATGTGCTGGCCGCCGTTTGGAAGGTAGTAGACCAGACAGACCGACGGGTCGCACTGGTGCACATGGTTGGGATGCAGGCTGCGCATCCGCACGAACGGCTCGGGCGCCTGCTGGGTCTTCACGTCCAACCCGCGCTCACGCAGCAGCCGGCCCAGGGTGGAGTTGGTCACCTCGCCGAAATCGACACCGCTGGCTTCCAGGACCTGCCGGGCGGTGGGGATGGCCAAGGTGGCCTTGTCGTTGCTTCTGATGCCGCTCTTCATGTAGGCGGCAAGGGCGGCAAGTGCCTGCTCCTCGACCGCCGTGGAGCCTGCGTCGGCTCTCCTCTGGCGGTCCTGGCAGTAGCCTGCCTCGTCAAGCTTGCGGTAGATGGTGGCCTTGCTCACCCCCAGCTGCCTGCTCAAGTCCTCGATCATCCGCCCGCGCTCGCCTCGCGGGGCGGACTCTATTGCCGGTAGGTACGATTGCAGCATCACGCATCCTCCCCCTCGCCGTCGACCACGGTGTAGTCGGCATCGTCGGCTTCATCGGCATGGCCGCGGTTGAAGTTCAGCCCCGGGAAGAAGGCGGCGTTCACCTTCGGAGCCAGCCAGTCCAGCCGGTCCACGGTGACTGAAGCGTCGTCGCTGATCGTGGAGGCCACGAACTTCGCCTGCTGCAGGCACACACTCTCCTCCTTGGTCCACTCGGTCTCCTGCATGCCGTGGACCTCGTCCACCAGGGCGTTGAGCCGGCCGTTGAGCTGGGAGGCCTCCATCAGAATCTTGTTCAGCTCGGAGAGTATCTCGGCCGATCGGGCCGACCAGTCGACAGGGCGGTTCACCTGCTTCTCCATTTCTTCCAGCTGATCTGTGAGTTGCAGATTCTCTTCCTTCTTCTTGACAATCATCTTGGAGAGCGCTTCATTCTGGGCTTTCAGTTCTTTGATAGCACTCTCCAACTTCCGCGCCGATCCGTTCTTTACCGTTTCAATGGAAAGGCCGTTAACCGATTCCCCATTGTCTAAAATCTCCAGATCAGCATCATCAAGGTAAGTAAGTGCATTAATTTTCCGAATTCCTAGCGTTGCAAGATTCGGGAATTTTATCTCTCCTTGCTCATTAATGAATTTCAAAGCAGCGATTACCGCTTCATAGGCAGCTGTCTTTTTGATATTCAGAATATTGATTGTTTCCACAAAACGCTCTCTACCTTCATGCTCTTGGATGCGACAGAGTCTGGCCCCGATAAATATGCGATGGATTGCCATAGAGTTCATTCTATTTTGGCATTCAAGCAAGTCTGTCTCATATGAATAAGGTCCCAGGAACGAAAGTCTCTCATCGACTTCACTGATATTCTGGCCCAGTTTTGCAATTTCGATTTTGTAGTCTTCTGAAAATCCAGAAGCATCTTCTGCACTTTTCCGGCCGGCCGGAAAATTCCCATCTTGACTTTCGTTTTTCCAACTGGTTGGAATAGTTTCTGTTTTTTTCATTTCCTCTCTCCTTCAAATACGAATACGTATTCGGTAGTTGCTACTAGCAACTATCTAGATTCACCGACCTAAATCAATTCTTTTAACAGAATCAACAAATCCTCTTTTGAGAGTCTTTCCCCTGCCAATTCCTGCAGTATTTTCATGTTGGTATTCCTAACGGTAAAATCCATGTGAGCAGGAAGGTTGCTGAAACATTCAGCACATCTCATATAGTTAATTGCAGTGGTAATCGACATTGGGATACTTTTTAAAAGGCTTTCAAACTCTTTGTGTGATAAGGTTTCTTTTTGCTCTATCAAGCATCTGCCAACCATCAACATAGCTTCAGCTGCTGTATAGCCGACCGTCCGATCTCCACCGGAAAATAACCAATCCCAATTCATATCGGAAATTTTTTTTAAACCTAATTCTTTAACTGCCCACAACAAAGTTGAAGTCGGCTTGCACTCGGGGCAGTAAGGTAATCTTCTGTAAGTATGCTTGCCTCCCTCGAAATATCGGATTATATATTTTCCAGAATCATCCAATTTGGTCTTAATCTTCATCCTCACACCCCCATGTAGTCCTGGTGGACTTTGTTGATACGGCGCATGGCCGTGTTGATGTTGTCGGTGATCCGCCTCAAGAGCCGCGCAGCATTGGGGGTGAGGCGCCAGCGCCCGTCCTCCAGCTGCTCCGCCCACAAGGCAGTCTGCAGGTTCTGCAGGTCCCGGAAGGTGGCGGTGGTGGACACCTCCATCTTCCTCGCCAGATCGGCAGCCGTCTGGCCGTCGATCTCCGAACCCGCCATGGTCTCGATCAGCTTCAACAGCCGTTGCTGGGAAGCGCAGTCATAGTCATTCGCCATCTTTTTCAGCCCTCTTCTTTCGGATCATCTCCAGATACCCTTCAATCATCTGCTCAACCTGTATCTCCAGGAACTCTTCCACAGTGACCGTGGCACCGCTCTGCGTCCTGGTATTGGCAACCAGGTCCCGCAGCTCCTTCATGAAGTCGGAAGAGAACTCAAGGGTCACCTTCTCGAACTGCTCTTGATATTCATTTGCCATACTTCTCACTTACCTCCTTGAAGTAGGGTTGCAATGCCGTCGCCAGCGATCGCTCAAATCGGAGTGCCAGGCGGATGTTGCCGGTCACCAGCGCCACCTCGATAAGGGAAAGCCCCTCCAGGAGGATCGCTATGGGTTGGTCGGCCAACGGCCCCAAGTGCTCGGGATACCGGATGTCTTCGAATGTCGTGCCCATGGTCCCGCACTGGGTGCGCAGGGCGTAGGTCGGAGCGCCGTACATGTTGCGCCCCCCGATATAGCCAAGGGCCAGCATCTTGTCCATGTCGGCCTCGACCACATTCACCATGCCGGGCACAATCCCGTGCCCACAGCAGGAGCCTGTGGTGTGGATGCCGGAGAACCAAAGGTCCTCGATCTCCTTGACGATGCACCGGTCGATACCGATCGCCGAACCATTGGACGGGTTGTAGCGGGTAATCTGGTGCTCATAGGTGCCGATCTTGCAATGCCTGCACTTACTCTCCATCCTTGGCCTCCTTCTGCGAGACACCCACACTGATGGTCACACCTTGCTCGGCAAGCTCTTTCAGCCGTTGATCGGCAGCCTTTCTCAACTGGTTGTCCAGATACCCCAGATACATTCCAACCGACCGCTTGGCCATCTTGGCAACACTCTCGCCATACATCCTCCCAAACATCGAAAGCTTGATGTACTCCTCGGTGCTCAAGGTGATAATCACCTGCCGGCCTTTCTTCCTTGCTGCCATGTCAACCCTCCTTCCGTTCGACGGTCCCGATGCGGACCTCGATGCCTTGCTTGCGCTTCTTGTCCACAGACTCCTCGCTGATGTCATGCAGGACATTCCCGCAGAACGGGCAGAACCGCAGGGACAGTGCATGCTGCCTGCCGTCTTTCGATGCCAGGGCCAGCAGGTAAGACTTGCTCTCCTTGTCGGCGGAGTCCAGGCAGTCGGCGATGGGAACCTTGTAGCCGGCCTCGCGGATCAGTACGAAACATTCACAGCTCTTCATCTGGCACCCTCCAGCGTCCGCTGGTTCAACATCTGCAGCGTCGCATGCTCCACCATCCGCTCGACCGTGGTTCCACCGGATGCCGCCAATACCGTCAGCAGTTCGTAGTTGTACTCGTTCAGCACCACGACCACCTTCTTCTCCCCGGCCTGGATCACTTCCATCGCCGCCTGGGACTTCTTCACATTCAAAGCCATAATCACCTCTACAACGCGATTGCGAGAATCAGAAACGCCATGACGATGCCTATTGCATCGGCAGCCAGATCAGCCCAGGACCAGCCCTTGTATGACCATTGGTCGTAGGCTTCCTTCAATACGGAAACCACCAGCCCTGCCAGCAACGCCCATCCGATCGAATGCAGCACGATGCCGGCGGTGACGGTGGCACCATAAGCGCAGACCACATGCAGAACCTTGTCTACATTCCTGGAAGCAAGGGAGATCAGCCGTTGCATGCAAGCCTCCCTTGGGCGCAGTCGTTCAAGGCATCACGGATGAATGCCTTGGTGCGCTCGGTGCTGCGGAGGCCGGCTTCGATGTTCCGTATGGTGGTTGAACAAACCCCGGACAACTGGGCAAGGCGGTACATGGAAAGTCCCAGCCGCTTGCGCTCTTCCTGGACTATCCTTCCGAACTCCAGGTCGTTGTCGTGGGGGGGGGTGACGGCAAGATCGTCGTCGGCCATCACATAGCGGCGGTCGGCCAACGGGCAGGAAGCTTGTCCTGTCTTGTCCTTGCGGATCAGACACCCGTTCACGCAGGAGCAAGGGGAAAGCTCCACGCCCTCGGACTCCTCCAGCGCCTTACCGTTCATCTCGCAAAGCAGCAGCAGCTCCGAATAACTTTCTACCACCAGCACTGAATCCTGCAGACACGGAACCTGGTAAGACCGTCCGTCGTTCATGGTGATCTTGCCATGGCGGACCTTGTACAGACGCCTGCAAATCATGCTCATACTGTTACCTCCAAGTTTTGTAATTCTTCCCAAGACCTACACCCGAGGTCTTCGGCTAACTTCTGACGCATTGAACTCGACCGCTTGGTACCAGCAATGGTCATTGAAAGATATGGCTGACTGACCTTATGCTTTTTTGCCAATTGCGTGAGCGTCAAATTCCGCTTCTTCAGCAGCACACTCACCTTGAGCTGAATGTCTCGATCCTGCTGTGTAATGTTTGACAAGTTCTCCTCCCTGTTGGACGCTAGACAAATCGGAAAATCTAGCGAATACTCTTAATTGAAGTTATTGATATTACCTTCTACAAAAAAGAATATTACGTTTTGTAGAATAAATCAACAACAAAATGGAGAAAGTATGGAACTAAAACAAGAAATTGGAATGCGTCTGCGGTTAGTGAGAGAACATTTTTCCGAAAATCAAAAGCAATTCGCTGAAAGACTAAAAACAACACAAGGCCTTATCTCAAAATATGAACGTGGAGACTTGGGTCTTCCAGATGAGATTAAGTTGGTTTTAGTACAAAATGGAGTTTCTGGTAATTGGATTATCACAGGCGAAGGATCAATGCTTTTATCGCCACCAACCCTAGGCCAGCGAATCGCTCAAGCAAGAAGCACAGCAGGACACGATCAAGCAGGATTAGCAAATTTGCTTGGCATAGAACCTGCGGAGGTATCATCATGGGAGGAAGATAAACAAGTTCCTAGTCGACCTTTTCTAAATAGAATAGAAAAGATCACTGGATATAGTGTCCAATGGCTAGAGAAAGGTGAGTCCGAAATAGGGAAACTTGCTGATTTTGAAAGGACATTTCCGGATGTCAGGAATATCTACAACCAATGGATCGATCTCAAAAAGAGATTGGATAATATGCGGGAACTTGAAGGTATCTACTATCGCTTGAACGACATTCCCAGAGAGCGGCTTATGGCTTATGCAAAGGCTTTGATAGACTCCCAGCAGGACCAATAAAAAAAGAGGCGTTTCCGCCTCCTTCTGAATCACCTTTTACTCATGCCGGCAACGGCACCTTCTTGGAGAGATCGGGATACCCGTCCTCCATCACCGGATGGTATAGTCCATCCTCATCGGAGGCAACGTAATCCTTGCCGTCCGAACCCACCTCTACACAGTCGAAGATACCGGCTTCCATTGCATGCCGGATTTCCTCCTCCCCGGTCAAAGGCGGAAGGTTGGGGTCTGTCTCGTAGATCGGGTTTCCCAGGCACGTGGTGCCCACTATCCTTCTCGTATCCATCCCAGCTCCTTGAACATATCGTCCATCGATTTCATGATAGGCACAAAATCCTCATTTGTCCACTGTATATATCGGTAATCCGAAGCATCTGTCTGAAGTTGCTGCAATTGCTCAAGCAGCACAGGGTCGGCGCTCTTGGTCGCTACGTACTGCGCATAGGCCCTGGCGAACTCCTCCTCCTTCTTCAGATAGTAATGCAGGTTGCGCACCTTCGCCTTTTTCAGCTGGGCGATGGAGTCGCTTCTTCCGATTGTATCCAGCACATTCTCCAACGGCTTGAAGCCCCCCGTCCGGGAGGTAAGTCCGGGACCGGGCAGACCCTGGTGGTCCAGGTAATGCCCGATCTCGTGGGCAAGGGTAAGTTCCTTGTGCGACCCGGGAATGTCTGTGAGAGCGATCTGGTGGGACCTGCTTCCGGAGAAACTGTACTGTCCATAGAACGATTTCGCCCTGGATGTCTTCACCGGCACGCCCGGAAGCGATCCGTCGCCATGAATCGAATCAATGGCCTTGAGCACCCTGTCTACCACCGGCGTGTTCTTCCTCGCCTCACTGACGATATTCCTGGACACGGGCATCGATGTGTTGGCTGGAGCCGTGCTGCCGTTGAGCGCATCGGTGGCCTGCTGGAACTTCTCCTGGTAGAGCTGTGCGGTCTGCTGCCGGGCAACCTCGCGCTTGCCCTGGTTGAACTCGAAGCCGGGATCGATGCCCTCGGGGATCGTGTATGACTTGCCGGTACGCTTGTTGACATAGCTGACCATCACATCCTTGGGCGCGGTGGTCCGTACTGGTGTCTTGCGGGTGGGGTACCCGTCGACCATGCTGGTCATGTCGGGCAATCCCTCGCGCTCGTAGCGGTCCACTTGGCTCTGCATAAGGAAGCGGGTCTTGCACTTGCACCCCCAGCCAAGCGGCGGCCAGTGGGTATCCCAGAAAGGATCATCCTTGGGCAGCACCAGGGCGTCCCATCCTAGGTGCTCCTCGCGGTGCTGCCTGCTCGGCCCGATGCGGTACATGATGTGGGTGTGCAGCTTGCTCTTCGACCCGCGCTCCCACACCCCCGCCTGGTAGGCGGAGTTGATGTTCACGTTGAAGATCGTCTTGATGCGCCTGGAACTTCCCAGCTGCACCATCTTCACCTCGCCGGTGAGCGGGTCGACCATCTCCTGCTTGCCCCACCATCCGGCATCGACCATGGTCTTGGTCATATCCTTGGACCACTTCTCATAGGGCACGCCCTCGGTGATCGCCTTGGCAAGCGAATCCTGGATATCCTTGAGCAGGTCCAGCTGCATGCACTTGGCAACGGTGAAGGCGTGGTTGTGCTCCTCCTTCCACACGTCTTGATAGCTGAACGCTGGCTGAAGCTTCTTGCCCTCCAGATAATCCAGGGCCTCCTTGGGAACGACACCGGGGTCAAACATCCTCATCCTCCAAAGCCGCCACATCACCCAGGGCCTTGGCCTTGAACGTCGCCAAAGCTATGCGGTCAATCGCGGTATCCAGGGCCGTGCCCTTCAACAGGGAAGGCAGGCGCCGGGAAAGCTCATCGTATGAAGCGCACTCGGCGGCCAGCTGCTGAATCTGCCCAAGCAGCGGGGAAGCAATCTGTTCCCACTCGCCGGCGGCCTCGTCCACCAGTTCGGCAACCGGATCATCGGCGGCCTCAGCCTGCTCCGCGTTCAGCTGCAGGCAGCTCTTCTTCTGCCGGTTCAAATCCGGATCAACAACCGGAGCAGGGGCAGGCTGCAGCACATCATCCTCCTTGGCCGGCCGGTTGAGTCCCAGCTTGTAGTAAAGGTCCTCGGTCTTGACGCGGAACCCCAGGGGGGCAAGCTTGGTCACCGCATCGACCAGTCCGGGAATATCCTCCGGGCGGGGGACGGGGATGGTAAGATGCGGGTATTCTTCCTGGATGCCATAATTGAGCTGCACATACGGGATGATAAGATCACGGTTGATGGTGGAGGCGATCTGGTCGGCATCGCTTTCGCGAATCTCCAGGCGAATCTCATTGTGCAGATCACCCTTATACTGGCCGCCCTCGGCGTCGCTGCTCATCGTCTGGCCTAAAACCGTCTTGCTCATCTGCTTGTCGGCATACTCGGCAAGGCGCTCGTACAGGGTCACGTTGCCGTTGCCGGTCACACCGTTGACGATATCGATCAGCATGCTCTCGGGGACCACAGCCCCCACGTCGGTGCCGATATTGCGCACCGCGCTCTTGAGCACCTCGATGTCCTTCTTCGATGCGTTGCGACCGTACTTGCCGATGCGGATCGGATAGCCGTAGGTCTCGGCGAACGCGGCCCAGCCGGCCAGGTCGAAGGACTTTATCATGTGGTAGTAGGCACACGGGAGGGCAAGGCCGCTTCTGATCTGCAACCCGCTCTTGAGGTGGGGCTGATGGACCACATACTTGTAGGGCTTCAGAGGCAGCAGCTCGGCCCCTTCCTTGAGCATGAGGTGCTCGCCTGTCTCATGGTCGTAGCGGAACCACCGCGGATCACGCCACTTGTAGGTGACAGGCGTCCACCAGGAGGCATCCAATTTCCAGATGATCTCACAAACACTGTAGCCTTTTCCCAGGGCGTCGAGCAGATCGGAGACAAGCAGGCCGAACTGCGGCTTGCGCACGATGTTGGTGTACACATCGTCGGCGATCGCCTTGGCCTTCTCGTCATCGCCGCCGGACTCGACCAGGTATTCAAGGCTGCTGATGGCGTTCTTGCGGGACCCGAGTACGGACCGGTAATGACCGTCGCGCTCCTCCATCTCCTCGGCAAGGGTGAGGTATGCGTTGGCCTCACCCGTCTTGATGTCACGTACCAGGGAGGCAAGCTTGATCGGCGACAGGGTGGTGGCCACCTCCTCGCTAATCCAGGGCTGGCGGATACTGAACGGGGAGGGAGCGGCAAGCTCTCCCTCCATCTCCTGCCTCTTGACCGGCGGCTTCTCGCGGTTTGTCGACAACCTTCTGAACACATCACCAATTCTCATCATCTACTCCTTTGGAAAAACTGCTGGCCGGTGGGCATGGCTCGTATTCGAACGGCTGATAGGCCGACGCTGTGCTGCTGTAGGCATGCTCGATCATGAGGCCCGCGACGACCGAGTCGCCATGGCGCAGCTTCTTCCTTCCAGCATCCTCGCTGGTGCGGCCGTCCGGGATCAGCGGGACACCCTTCTCGATGGCCACCAGGCGGTGGTCCTCCAGGATGTCCAGGCTGTAGGGTATCTTGACCCCCTGGTCCTCGAACCGCGCCTTGTACTTGGGAAAATATTCCATGTAGAACTGCCGGCTAATCATGACCTGGTTCACATAGCCCGGGCCGTACTTCTGGGCAAGCAGCTCGGCGATCATCTGCCCGTTGCCCCTGGCGTCAAGCGACGATCCATAGAACCGCTTGAGGTGGTCGATGATGAAGCAGATCACCTGGTACTGTTGGGCGAACGGAACGTTGCGCATCTCGACATAGCAGAGCGCCTTCAAAAATCCGGGCATAATCTCCTGCTGAATCGCCACGACCGAAAGGTCGCCGCTTCGGCCGAAGTCCTCACCCACGAAGGAGGGAAGTTCCGGGGCTTGCTCCAAAATCGGAGCCAAGTCCTCGGCAATCCACTGCATGCACGCAGCCTGGCGCACCTCTTCGGCCAGGTAGGTGAAATCATCGCTCTGCTCCCATTTGAGCACAGGGATGGCCTTGTCCATGGATGCCTCGACCAAGGCA